AGCCTCTAATGAGTTTGATAAACTAGCTGAAAATGTAGAAAAAGCTCTAATTGAAACAGATGATTATAAGCACGATTTTGAGGACTTTACAACATTTATGGGTAGACAAGGCTCAAGACTAAAAAATATTTTAGGTAAAATTGCTAAGTCTTTAAATTTAGGTGGGCCAAGTGGTGTTCCTGAAGCTCCATCAAATGAAACAACATCAACTAATACAAGTCAAGGAATACTAGGCCCTTTAGACTCATCATTTTTTAAAAACAATCCTTTACAAAATATTTTAGAAAGCGTAAACTTTCAAGATGCAGAAACGCCATTTACTGGATTAATTGTAAAAACGGAAGAAGAACTAAAATCATTAGCAGAACAAGGTAAAGAAACAGAAAGAGTAATGCAAAGGTTATCATCAACAATGATAAACTCTTTTATGGCTACGGCTGATGCTTCAGATCAAAGTAGTAAACAAATGATTGCTTCTGCTAAAAATGCAGCAAGAGAAGAAATTAAAACAGCATTAGCTGTTGCGATAGCTAATAAAATTAAATCAATATTTACTACTGTGCCTTATCCTTTTAATTTAGCTTTAGCTGCTGGGGCTACTAGTATAATGGGAAGTTTATTTGCAAAAGCTATACCTCCCTTTGCAGAAGGTGGACTTGTTTCAGGAGCTACGCTTGGATTAATCGGTGAGGGTAGAGGGACATCAATGAGCAATCCAGAGGTAGTCGCACCACTTGATAAGCTTAAATCAATGATAGGACAAGGAAACGGAAGTATTGAAGTATTTGGCTCAATAAGTGGACAAGATATTTTATTAAGCTCTACAAGAGCAAGAAACAACAGAACAAGAACTAGAGGTTATTAATGGCAATAGATAATAGAATACAGACTGAGTTTACAAGTGATAGAAATACTTTTTATAGAGTTACTATCATTGACACTCTAAGCTCTACATCAACACTTTACACGGATGTTGAAAATTCTGAGGAGGGTTTTGTATTAACTTATGAAACAGAGGATGACAATAGATTTACTGGACTTATACCATCTAAGTGCGATTTTAGTTTTTTTATAACTGACAGCTCAGGAGGTGGCAACCAAGTTAATATCAACGGAATCGTAGACTCAATAAGAACATCAGACTATAAAAGATGGCAACTTAAAATTGAATCAGGAGCTAACGATTCATCTTATTCTTTGTTTTGGGTTGGTAATTTATTGAATGATATTAACGCTGAGGATGATATATCACTCCCTAGAAAAGTAACTCTTACGGCTATTTGTGGACTTGGAGCTTTAGATAATATTCCATTCAATGAAGAAGTTGTTTATGAGTTTAACGCTTCTTATAGTCCATATAGATATATATACAACTGTTTAACTACTGATGTAGACACAGAGAACAATTGGGACACAAATGATATATATATTAAAACTATTGTTGATTGGACTAATGCTACAATGACTAGAGCTGTTGGTAATGATCCATTAAATTTATGTCGATTTAAAGCTTCTGCTTATGCTCCTATTGATAACAACGGAGTAAGACAACCAAAGACAGCATTTAAGCTATTAGATGATATTTGTAAAGTTTTCGGAGCTAGATTATTTTTGTCAAATGGTGTTTGGACTTTTGTCCAAGTTAACACTTACGAGCAAATGAATAGCTCAACTCAGTTTTTCAGAACATATAAAAAAGGCAATAACGGAAGCACATACACACCTGACACGACTGGCTCAGAAACTTTAAACAAGACAGAAGATGGTACTAATATACAAAGGTTGGCTGGTAATGACTTCGATCAACTTAGTATATTAAAAGAAGTTAGATTAGTATATGAAATGTTTAAAGCTTATGACTTAGATCCTTTAAGAATCTTAGATGAGTCAGGGGGAGTTTTGTCCTCATCAGCTCCTAATAATGCTCTAGTTTGTTGGAAGGGTTATCATACAAACGCTGAGGATTTTCAAACTGAAAGCGATATATACGGAATAAATGATGCAACAACTGATTTTATATCTTATGAATTAGGCGAAGTTCAACAAATAACTGGACAAACTATTAAAGTAAAAAGAAATTTTAACAGAGCTTTTGATGGTAGTTATGCAGAATTTAATACAATAACTAGCGGAACTAATACAGTATGCTTAGTATATCACAGACTGAAATTAGTTGGCTCATCTTCAACTCAATACTGTCGTTCTTCTTATACTAATGGAGGACTAGCAACTTGGACTACTAATGATGTTTTTGGTAATATACCAGGAGGTTTTAATTTCTTTGGAAGTACTGATTTTTTTTATGATACTCCACAAAATACTTTTCTACTTGAGTTTGAAAGTGAAGAACTCCCTTTTGATGGTACTTTATTTTTTGAATTTTACGCTAGGGTATTTTTTAATTTTGGGAGTAATGATCCACTTCTTGGGACAGAGGTAGCTGGTACTGCGCCAACAGATCAAGCTAAATTTTATATTTATTCACCACCTGAAAACTCAGAAAATCAATTAATACAAGCTTATATTAATGGAGAATCAACAAGTCAACAATTATTTCTTACATCTCAAAATATTTCAAATGGCGTAACTCAAGATTTAGGCGAGGTATTTTTTGGGACAGGACCTAATGCTTCAGCACAAGGTAGGCTAGAGGCTAGTGCTAATGGTAGCTCTTTTGATGATGGAACTATTGCAAGTTGGAAAGCTTACGGAGCTGGTACAGGTAAAAGAATTACTGCGCTTTGTTTAAATGAAGTAATGAAAGGGCAAAATGACGGAGCTAAGATATTCAATGGCTCATTAAAAATACTATCTCAAAATGATGGTACAAATGGCTACAAGTTTGACAATGGAATAACTATTGACTCAAAGTTTTATATTCCTTATCAATGTTCTTTTGTAGCGAATACTGATACTTGGGACGGTGAATGGTACGAAATAAACACTTCATCACCAACATTAACAGACACAATAGAAGCTCAAAGCTTAGTTAATAATTCTAATATAAACACTAATACTTGGTAATATGAGCTTACAACAATACTTAAATAATGATGTTTTAGCTACTACTTCTGAAACAGTAAGCGGAACACTAACGACTATAAATGTTTTTGCTGTACCTATAACAATGGCTAAAAGTGGTGATGTAGTTATTATAATTAATAAAGGTACTGGAAGACAATACCCAGTCACACTAACGGCAGATTTGGATACTTCATTAGATAGAATAACTTTTAGCTCTACTACATTTGACACACCTATTCCAGAAGGTAGTATTGTTATTCAAAAACAACAAACAAAATACGAAAATCTTTTACGAAAATATACAACAGTCAATATTCCTATATACGCATCTAAAGTAAGATCATCTAATGATTTTTTACGAGATGATAATGTACCAGCTGCTTTTACAAATGATTCATCTAGTACTTTTGCAGATGGTAGCTCTGTTGATGCTGATTTTGCCTCATTGTATAGTGTTTTTTTAACGCCTCCTAATGGAGCAAGAATAGAACATATTACATATACTGCAAATTTAACTGGAAGCACAAATAGAAATTGTAGTGTTTTACTTTTTGAGTTACCTATTGCACAGAATAACAATTCAAGTCAAACTATATCTTTAATAGAATCTCAAAGCTTTACAAGTCAAAACGATGCAACATATAATTTTTATGTAAAAAATAGTACAACTCACGCTTTAGCTTCAAATACTTGTGTATTACCAGTCTTTAGAGCAACAGGGCAACTAGATCAATCTGTTTTTTATAATATAATAGTTCAATTATTAATCTCTTTCGATCCAAGACAATGAATTTTATTAAAGACAATATCGATGTATTAGCTATCAATACTTTAAGCATTGGAATAAGCTTCAGCAATGTAGAACAAATATTGCAGATCATAGGTTTGCTTTTAGGTATAATATACACACTTGACAAATACATTCATTATAGAAAAAATAGAAAATAGATGGCTTTAGCAAATAAAAAATCAGAAGAACTTTATAATAGAAAAACAGGAGCTAGTGCAGATACTAAAACTATTGATGCAACAAAAGAATCTATTTTGCAAAATGCTTTTAATGATAAAGAATATATTAATGATGAAACTAATTTACTATTCAATGCTGGTTTAGTTTATATAGTTCAACAAATGCAAGAGGATATTGAAGAACTTAGAAGATATGTATCTAATGATATTGACACTTTAACAACAGCTCAAGCTAATGCTATAACAGCTAACACAGCTAAGGTTGGTATTACTACTAGCCAATCTAATGCAATAACTACAAACACAGCCAAAGTAAGTCAGGGGTTAAATACAGCTAATATGACAATGGAATTTGATGTTAATAATTCAAGGGGTAATTATACTCTTAGAATAACGATAACAGATAATACTACTGGAAGGCCTGTTGTCAAAACAGTTGATTTAGCATTAAGATAATGGCAAAGAAAATAATAAATAGTTTTTTTAGAAAGCCTAAAGTAAAAAGAAAAGGGTTACACTCTAAGAATAAAAGTAGAACAAAAGGAGGCTCACAATATTTAAAGCCTTATAATAGTCAAGGAAGATAATGGAAGATATATTAAAATTAATTGAAAGCTACGGATTGTCTGTAGTGTTATTGTTGGGAAGTTTATATGCTTTATATAGATTTTTCTTTTTTAGTATTGTTACTGTTAAAGAAACATTTTCAAAGTACCACGAAAATAACGCTAAGGATATGCAATATATAAAAAGTAAAATAGACATAATATTAGAATTTATAAAACAAAAAAAATGAAAAAGATTATTTGCTTCACAATATATTATTTAACCTTTAAAAAGGTATCTCTTAACATTTGTAATAACTGTTCTTGTAGATAATGGAATTGCTAGTATTAAGATTTAGCTCTCAACAAGATAGTACTAATGGACTTTTATTTGAGGTTAATGATTTAGGACTTAACTTTTTATGTTATACTTTAGAAGATGAACAAAGAGTCTTAAAAGTAAAAGGAGAGACTAGAATACCTAATGGAGTTTATTATCTAGGATTTAGAAAAGAGGGTGGATTTCATAATAAATACAGTAAAAGGTTTAAAGGTATTCATAAGGGAATGATAGAAGTTTTAGATGTTCCATATTTTAAATATGTTCTTTTTCATTGTGGTAATACTGATGAAGATACTGGAGGCTGTTTGTTATTAGGAGATTCTCAAGAAAACAACTACATTATAAAAGATGGATTTATTGGAAAATCTACTAACGCTTACAAAAGAATTTATCCAAAAATAGCTAAAGAGTTAGAGTTAGGTAACGAAGTTAAAATCACTTATAAATCAATATAATATGGCTATATTAGGAAACATACTAGGAAACTTACTAGGCAAAGCAGATAAGATTGTTGATGAGGTAATCACATCAAAAGAAGAAAAGCTGCAACTTAAAAATCAATTGCAAAAGATTGTTCAAGAGCAAGAATCTTTGATAGAAAAAGAGGTATCTAAAAGATGGGTTTCAGATATGTCTAGTGATAATTGGCTCTCTAAAAATATTCGTCCTATGAGTCTTATATTTATAACTGTTGTATTTACTATTATTTCTTTTGCTGATGGTAATATAGGACAATTCACTTTGAATCAAGAATATCGTCCAATTTATCAAAGCCTTTTATTATTAATTTATGGGGCTTATTATGGATCAAGAGGTTTAGAGAAAATCAAAAAAACTAAATGAAAAACCAAAAAAGGTACAGATTAAAACCTGATGAATGGAGTCTAATTGATAAATACAGACACTATAAAAATCAAAAAGGTGAAGATAGCAATGTCCTAGTTATTGGTGATTTACACGAGCCTTTCTGTTTAGATGGATATTTAGAATTTTGTCTAAACACTTATTATCATTATAAATGTACTGATGTCATATTCATAGGGGATATTATCGATAATCATTTTTCAAGCTATCACGAGACATCTTCAGATGGTTTAGGTGGAGCAGATGAACTAGAACTAGCAATAAGTAAAATAGCTAAATGGTATAAAGCATTTCCAATAGCTAAGGTTATAATAGGGAATCACGATCGTATGATTATGAGAAAGGCTCAAACTTCATCAATACCAAGCAAATGGATTAAAAGCTATCAGGATGTCTTAGAAGTGCCTCAATGGGAGTTTTTAGAAAGATATGTTTTAGATGATGTTCAATACATACACGGAGAAGCTGGAACAGCCAGGACTAAATGCCGAGCTGATATGATGAATACAGTACAAGGACACTTGCATACTCAATGCTATACAGAGAACTATGTAGGAGCTAAATATAGAATATATGGGATGCAAGTAGGTTGTGGGATTGACTTTAAATCTTACGCTATGGCTTACGCTAAGGCTGGAAAAAAACCAGCTATTGCTTGTGGGGTTATTCTTAACAACGGAAAAACTCCTATTAATGTTATGATGGAACTATAATTTGTATATATTTGCAGCGTTTTGGTTATTAAAACCTTAGTTATTAAGTTAATTTTAAGTTGTTTTGAGGGGATATTTTAGCGAATATCCTCTTTTTTTATTCCTATATTTAAAAAACTTTAACATTTTTTTAATCTAGTAAACTAAAAAAAATACACTTTTTTTGTTAAAAAGTTTGCACAGAAGTTTAGAATGTATTACTTTAGCCAAAGAAATTAACAAACGAGAAAAAAGAAAAAAGAGGGAGTCACACAGATTGACTAATCAAAATTCTGGACACAATGAGCAGCAAAAGAAGTAACCCACAACTGAAACTCGTTTTTTTAAAACAACTAACAATGGAAAATTTAGAAATAAAAAAAGGAACTATAATAAAGGCTGGTAACTTTCTTATAAGTATAGGAACTTTCAGAACTAGCGAAATCGCTATATTATCTGCATATTCTCACGAGTTTATAAAACAAGAAAGAGCAAAGACAAATAAGAAGCTTAGTAAAGCCAAAAGATTATTTAAAAACAATTTAAATTGTTATACTAATTTTTGTTTTCGTAGCTTTACAGATGATATGACAAACGAATTAATATTAATACTAAAAGGATAATTTTAAAACAACTAACAATTATGACTTACGAAGAAAAATTACAAAAAGCAATGGAAAAAGAAATAATAAGAGATTTAGAATTTTTTACTAAATATGAAACAGATTCGCTCTGTAGTTATGTAAACGATTTTGGATGGCGAGAGTCAATGTGGGAAGCACACGGTATGAAAAATAAAAATATGCTATATAAACAATTTTGGATAACACAAAAGGTAGTAATGGAATATTTAATTCAAGTATATGATGCACAACCTAGCCTATATACAGATTGTGTAAAAAATGTTATAACGGACAAAAAAGCATTAAGAGAGTTAGCTAAACAAATAATCCCTAATTTATAATATTATGAAAACAAACGACTTACACAAACCAAACTATTTAGATGCTAAAATGGAATTAGGTACTCAAGTACAATTTTTTAGCTTTACATTAACTCAATTATGTAGTTATACAATGGTATTAGCGTTTCTAACGATACTTCTATTGTTTTTGATACCTACATACTACACAGAGGTGTTATGCCTTTATAGTGGCTCTTTTGTTACTATGGTGGTATTTTACATAAAATACGGAACTAATTAAATTAATATGGAAGATAGAAATAAATTAGTTGATAAACTAAGATACATAGCAAATCAAATAGAAAGAAATGATCTTGATTATAGATATGCTTGTGATAGAATAATTTTAGAAGATTTATATGATGAATGCCAAGAGCATTTTAATAATTTTCTTAAAATTCAAAATGAAATTAAAAACAAAGTTAAACCAATTAAATTTTATGACAATGGAGAAAGTAGTCAAATCAGTTAAACAAGTAGGAGATTTTGAATCTCAATATGGACATTTTTATAAATGGCTTTTAGAGTTTGAAGATGGATTTAAGGGCGAGTACCTTTCCAAAACAGAAACTCAAAACAAATTTATAGAGGGACAAACAGCTTCAATAGAAGTAACAACTAGAGAATATAACGGAACTAAAATCAATAAAATAAAACCAGTTTCAACATTCCAACAAGGTGGATCTAAAAGTTTTACTCAAGTACCAAAAGACAATAAGACTCAAGAATATATAGTAAAGCAGAACGCTTTGACTAATGCTTGTAATATTGTAGGTACTGATGATGTAGCTAAGATATTAGAGATAGCTGATGCTTTTAAAGAATGGGTGTTAAATGATGTTAAACCAAAAAATGACAGTAATGGCAAAGACTTACCTTTTTAATAAAGATTCAAGAGAAGAAGTTTACGATCAAGAAACTAGCTATTGTTTTAAATTAAGACGAAACAAAGGATGGTTGCATCTAAACAAAAAAGCTACTAAAATAGTAGAAAAAGAAAATCATTATGAAGTTACTCTTGCAGATTGGTATATAAATATAGGTGATAAATTTATTACTCAAAGTATTATAAGACAGGAACAATGTCAAGAATTAGAGGACTTTTATTTAAAAACAAAAAATGAAAAATAATAAAAAAACCATAGAAAATATTGTCAACACAAGTTGTTTAGTAAATAATATTGATGTCGATCAGTTTTATACTAAAACAAGAGAAAGACATTTGATTGATGTAAGAAGAATGACTTACGCCATCTGTAGAGATATATTAAATTTACCTTATAAACATATAGGCAAATTTTTTAATGTAGATCACGCTACCATAATACATCATTATAGAGTACATAACAATCTGACACAAGTTGATAAATTATACTATGAAAGATATTTGTCAATCTTAGAACTTGTAAAAGCTGACATGGGATATTTAGATGCTCAAGAACTTTTGCAAGAAATAAGGGAGTTGAAAGCACAAAAAATTAAACAAAAACTAGAACTTCAAAAATTAATTAATAACTATAAAACTGAAAACAATGAAAACTAAATTATCGCAAAAAGATAAGGTGCTTAGACATCTTAAAGAAATAGGATCAATAACTCCTTTAGAAGCTTTTAATGATTATGCTATTATGAGGCTAACCTCTAGGATATGCGAATTAAAAGATGAGGGACACGATATAAAGTCAGAATTAATATCTAGTAAAAATAGATTCAAAGAAAAAGTAACTTTTTCAAAATATACTTTAAATGAAAAGAATTAGAGTAGAAAAGAATAAAAACTTTACTACAATAAACAATGAGTTTATTTTTAATAAGAACTTATCTTTAAAAGCTAAGGGGTTGCTCTGTCACCTCTTGGCTTTGCCTAATGACTGGAAACTCTATGTTGAAGAAGTCGAGAAGTGGAGTAGAGATGGAAAGGCATCTATCTACTCGGCATTTAAAGAACTGACATCTAACGGCTATATGAAAAGAGAACAGAAAAGAGAAAAAGGTAAGATTGTAAGTTGGGATTATATAGTCTATGAAAAACCACATACCGATTTTCAAGAAATAGAAAATCTAGATGTAGAAAATCAACCACTACTAAATACTAATATTAAACTAAATACTAATAATACTAAAACAGAAAGGGACTATCCTTTTGAATTAAATCTTGAAGCTTGGGAATTATGGAAAGCATTTCGTAAAGAGCAATTCAGAACTACCTATAAGCCTTTAGGTGAAGCTGCTGCAATCTCTAAGCTATTAAGAATCTCCAACAACAACAAAGAAAACCAGTCGCAAATTATCCAACAATCTATTGAGAATGGTTGGAAGGGATTGTTTGAGCTTAAAACAGAAAAACAAACTAAAGTTCAAAAGATACTAAGCAACTATCACAAAGGACTAGAAATGATTAACAAAGAATACAATGACTAATTATATAGTTAAATCAATTAAATCAGAACTCTGTAAAGATTGGCTATTAAATAAGCATTATGCTAAAAGACTATGTAGCATTTCTTTTTCATTTGGTTTATTTGATAATAAAATCTTAATAGGTATTTTAACAATAGGTAAACCAGCTTCAAATCCTTTATGTGTTGGAGTATGTGGAGAAAAAAATAGAGAATTTGTATATGAATTGAATAGACTATGTGTTAACGATAATTTACCTAAAAATAGTTTGTCATATTTTGTAAGTCAATGCTTAAAAAAACTGCCTAAAATGATTTTAATAAGTTTTGCAGATACTTCTATGAATCATAATGGTTATATATACCAAGCTACAAATTGGATTTATACTGGTTTATCAGCTAAAAGACCAGACTGGAAAATTAAAGGAAAAGAACATTTACATAGTTTTACTATTGCTGATGAGTTTAGAGGAAAAAAAAATAGAATAGATTTAATTAAAAAAAAATACGGAGATAAATTTTACACAATTAACAGACCAAGAAAACATAGGTATATTTACTTTATAGGTAATAAATCAGAAAAAAAACAATTTAAAAAAGATTTAAAATATGATATTAAGAATTACCCTAAAGGTCAAAATAAAAGATACGATTCTTCATATAAACCAACAATACAAGCAGAAATATTTTAAAATGAATAAATATAAAAACGAAATAGTAGAAAGAAAAGATGTAACAGTTGAAAATATGTTTAAGTTGCATTCTAACTGTACTAAATTTAAAGATAAGATAACTTGGGATAATTACTATTTAATAACTGGATGGAAATATGTACAAAAAGGAAAAGATGAAAGACAAAAGTAAGCAAGTCTGGTATTTGTACGCTAATAACATACAAGAGTTAAAAAGACAATGTTATGACATCATATCAACTCTATATGTACAACTAGGACAATCTCCAGAAGCTGAGATAATAGTTCAGATGACTAATGTATTTACTAATGACTTGGCTAACGATTATGGCTCTATGGAATTAGAGGAGGTTAGATTTGCTCTAAACAAATATATAAGAAACAATGACGGCCCTCACTTTGTTAATGTTCCAATGTGGAGTCAAGCTCTTAGAGATTATAAAAAAACAAAAGCTCTTAAAAGACAAACTAATCAAATAGAAGAATATGAAATCTATAAAAAAAGGATAAGTAGTTTCAAAAATGCTATTGATAAAAGAGAGATTAAAAAAATAGGCAATGCCAACAACAATTAGTAAACTAAAGAAAAAGCTAGACAAAGTATTTAGCGAGTACATCAGAAAGCGTGACAGCGATTATAAAGGTAATTGTAAGTGCATTAGCTGTGGAAAAGAATATCCAGCCTTTGGAGGTACTATACACGCTGGGCATCTATTCAGCCGAAGATACCTCAGCATTCGATACTCAGAACAAAATGTTAATAGTCAATGTTCCTATTGTAATACTTTCTTGAACGGAAACCAAATCAAAGCAGCTAGAGGAGTAGATAAAAAATGGGGTAAAGGGACAGTAGATGAGTTAGAAAGTAGAATGCATATAGTTGTAAAATTAACAAGAACTGATTATGAAGAAGCAATCACTAGATATAAACAAAAGATTAAAGAACTGGATTAACAATCGTTTGTTTATAATTTTTAATTCAGATGATTGGATAATTGAATCTATTTTATATATTTATCGAAATGAAAAAGACAGTAATATTTGAAGGAGGCATAAATAAGGTAAGCACATTATCTGACGGAACTCTAAGTATAAACATACATACTCAAGAACTACCAGAAGAAACAATGATGAGAGTATTTAGTTTGCGTAAAACTCCTGGAATGGTTTTAATAAGTTCTGATGACATAAGCAAAGCAGAACAAGAAGAAGTAGAAAAGTTTACAACAGACTTTGAAGTCGGTAAAACAAAGACAGCATCCCAAAGACTTAGAGCTGTACTTTATAGAGTATGGGAGCAAACCGATCAAAAATATGATTTTGTTCTGTTTTATGAATCTCAGATGGAAAGAATAATAAATAAATATAAATCAACTCTTGAAGATTAAAAGGGCAACCAAGCATCAAGAGATATATAAAAGAACGGAAAACGGACTAGAGCTTGTATTACCAAAAAAAATAAAAACAGACATAGGTTTTCAATTAATGTTTGGATATAGAGAAGATAAAAGAACAGAAGAAAAAAGACTCAAAGAAAATGATGAAAGATATTTTACTAAAACTTATCTAAATATTGAGGACTTTAAAAAATACATATGATGAAAATAATTGCAAGTGTAAGCATTGAAATAGAATTAAAAGATACAGAACTTCTTGATGATGCTAAAGAAAGAGCAATTGATAAATTAGTTGATACTTTGGATGAATGGCTTGGTAATAACGGAATACCACCAATAATATCAATAGAGTATAAATTACCTGAATATGATGATAAAGACTTTATTAACTAATGCCTAATCTACCAAAGGGAAAGAAAAAGAAATGGATAGCAAGTAGCAAAAAGACTACTGGCTTTACAGAAAAGCATAAGTCTGAAAACTATGATTTCTATAATAGTAGAGCTTGGCGTAAACTTAGAAAGTGGCACATAGAACGAGAGCCTCATTGCAGATGGTGTAGTGAAGAAGGCAAAGTAAACTATAAAGATAGAGTCATTATAGATCACATAGTAGAAATAAAAGATGGTGGAGAAAGACTTAACCAAGATAACTTGATGACATTATGCTTACCACATCACAACCAAAAGACAGCTTGGACAAAAGCAAAAAGAAAAAAGAAATGAAACATTCAAAATATTATTACGACTATACAAGAAATATAGAAGAAGCTTTAGAAGTTATAGAAGACATAAAGAGCAATCCTATACCAAACTATTATATTGGTAATACTTACGGTTATGAAGCTCGTAAGGTTGTAGAGGATTGGGATTTAAGTTATAATATAGGAGTCGCTGTTAGTTATCTTCTCCGTTGTAATTATAAACACGATTCACCTTATGAAGATATACAGAAAGCAATTAATCATCTAAACTTTGAATTAGATAAACTAAACAACAACGAAGAATGACAAAGGAACTACTAGACTTATTCGATGAAGCAAAGCGAATAATAGACAAGCAAGAAACACTTATAAAGATGCAACAATCTTTAATTAAGACAATGCAACAAGGACTGCAAGGAGTAGAACTAAACGAGCTATTACTCAAGAAGCAACTAGCAGACTTACAAGAAGAACTAGAGACTATTACTAAAGATTATATAGATGTTATGGGGGGGGGCGAAAAAGTATAAGGGGTATGTATGTACATCGCACGGGTATAGTTAGGATATTTTATACGCAAAATTAGAGCTAAATCGTGTGGGTATAGATATACCAAACTAAAACCAGTTTAAGTTCAGTTATGAAAGGTAGGAAGCGAACACCAACAAAAGTTAAAAAATTGAAGGGTACTCTTGAGAAATCTCGGTTAGTGGGAAACGAGATGGAAACAACTCAGGTTGTGAGTATGCCTTCAGCTCCCTCCTTTCTCAATCAACAAGGTGCAGATGAATGGCATTTAGTTACTAACGAACTAGCCAATATTAAGATGTTGCACTTAACTGACTTATCAATCTTAGCAGCTTATTGTAATGAGATAGGTATATACCGAGAGATAGCTCAAGAGTTACAAGGCAACTTTACAGAACAGACTGTGGACAAAGATGGTCGATTAAGGTCGAGTAAGATTGCACCAAAGTACAAGGTAATGCAAAACGCTTTACAGAATGCAATGAAAATTGCTACGCAATTTGGATTTACTCCGAGCAGCAGAGCATCTCTTAGTATGCCAGAACAAGATGAGGAAAGGACAGACGATTTTAATTTCTTTGATTAATGAAACTTAAAGAGGATAAGACTTTTTATTTTGATGACAAGGCAGCAGATAGAGTAGTCTACTTCATAGAGAATCACATCAAGCATATTAAGGGTGAGCTAGGAGGACAACCTTTCAAGTTAGAGCCATTTCAGAAAACAATAGTCAGAGATTTATTCGGTTGGAAGTATAAAGATAGTGGACTAAGAAGATTTAGAACGGCTTATATTTGTCTACCTAGAAAGAACGGAAAGTCAACTCTTATAAGTGCTATTGCTTTGTATATGTTACTAGCCGACAATGAGCCATCTGCTGAATGTTACATTGCTGCTGGTGATAGACAACAAGCTGGTATTATATTTGATGTTGCTAGTGGAATGGTAAGAGCTGACACTCAACTAAACAAGAATCTCAAAGTATTTAAGAACTCTATTATCCACGAAAAAAGCAACTCAGCTTTTAAGGCTATTAGTTCTGAGGCAAGTTCTAAGTTTGGATATAACGCTTCATTCATTTGTATGGATGAGTTCTTTGTTCAAAAAGATTCTAGCCTTTGGGATGCCTTGACTACTTCGGTTGGTAGTCGGAGACAACCATTAACAATAGCAATAACAACGGCTGGATATAATCGTGAGTCTATATGCTACAAGACAGAGGAATATGGAAGAAAAGTGGCTGAACAAATCATAGACGATTCGAGTTTTTACTATGTCAAGTATTGTTGTGATTTAGAAACAGATTGGACAAGTGAGGAGGCTTTGAAGATTGCAAATCCTGGCTTAGAAAGTGGAGTCGTTAAATTAGACTATCTCAAAAGAGAACAAGAAAAAGCAATCAAGTTACCGAGTTATGAAAACACTTTCAGAATGTTACACCTCAACCAATGGATGTCATCAGCTAGTAAGTGGCTATCAGATGCTCAATGGATGGAGTGCAACAAATCTCCAATCAAGCTAGAAGATTACAAAGGGATGACAGCTTACGCTGGACTTGATCTTGCAACAGTAAGAGATATATCTGCTTTTGTTTTAATTATTCCAGAGGATGATAGGTTTACTGTAATACCTTATTTCTTTGCTCCAAAGGATAACGCTTTTATAAGAAGTAGGAGAGATCAAGTTGACTATATTGGTTGGGGTAAAGAAGGACTTATTGAATTAACTCCTGGTGATGTGACTGACTATAATTATATAGAAAAAAGAATCAAAGAAGTAGCTGAGATTGTAAACATTAAAGAGATAGCATATGATAGATGGAATAGCTCAATGCTAGTCAATTCACTTGTAGATGATTCTTTTCCTATGCATCCCTACGGACAAGGATTTGCTAGTATGTCCACACCTACTAAAGAACTAGAGAAGCTTGTACTAGGTAAACAAATAAATCACGGAGGCAATAAAGTTTTAAGGTGGATGTGTTCTAACTTAGCTATGAAGTCCGATCCTGCTGGTAACATTAAGATGGATAAATCTAAAAGCTCAGAAAAAATTGACGGAATGGTGGCTCTTGTTATGGCTCTAGGATGTTATATGAATAACGATTCTAGCGACTCATCTACCTATGATGACAACGATATTATTTGGATTTGACTTTTGACTTTTCTCTTATCTTTGTAAAGTAATTACAATTTTATGGGACTATTCGACTTCCTTCGTTCTGAAAAACGAGGAGATAATTTTTTAAGAGCTATCTTT